CACCAAAAGCAGTGAATCCGTTTACACGTTTATACCCACCATCAGGATCTACTTCAAAATTTATAAGTGAAGTAGCAAATCCCGGCTGACCTAAAAGCTCTAAAGAATTTAGATTAGTATTTAAACCGCCTCTACATGATAAACCAAATGCCAAAGACATTAGATAAATACCACTCTATCGTCTTTAAAGTAAGAAGTGCTTGGGCCTAGTAAATTTTCTCTCATGCTTCTAAGTCCTTTTTTATAATCTTCCATAGCAAACGCAGCAGACTGAGGGTTTTCTTTAAACTGGTGCATAAAGTATCTAGCTTTTGCTAGTAAGGTGGAGCTATAAACATCAGGAAATACAATTTCATCTGAATGAGCAGAAAGCTCAGTAGGTAAGTCATAAGCAAAAAACCATACTTTATATACCTTGTCGGGTATAGGGCTTAATGCAAACTTTCTACCATCTTGACTTCTTATCACTGCATTTGGTTGACCGCCTTGGGCCTGATCAGCATCATCAGCATTTTCTTTAGTACGTCTGAAATCTTTCCAAGTATCCATAGTTATATAGCTAAGATTTTTAGATACATAAGGAGCAGCTTCTCCTGAAACCCCAACTGTAGTGATATAAAAATTATCCCACTCAATGGCTCCGTAGTCTGTTGTTAAACTACTGCTTGCTTCTTTTAACTCATACCATCGTGTACCAGCCACAGTATCGACAGATACATTACCGTACATTGGATCAGTAGCTCCACTTTCTGCTGTAGCAAGAAAAGGCCACTTAGGTTCTTCTGTTACGATATCTAAGTAAGCCCGGTTGATACAGTCTTTAGCGTGAGCTTGTATTCCAATAGAAGAATTAAAGTTAGAGGAAGTTAATACTACTTCATTTAACTCTCGCAATAATTCATTTGTGAGCTGCAAAAAAGTTTTAGCCATTATTTTTTATGCACCTTTTGAATATCAAAGTTTGCAGACTTTGAAGATCCTGTATGTTTTTTATAACCATCTTTAGGATCTTTCATTAGTTTGAAAGATTTACCATTCTTCATCCAATGATAACCTTCGGGAGCTTGAACTTTCATGTTAACAAGGCTTCGCAGTTTGCATAGAATTGGCTACAGAACCGCCTTTGCTATACTCTCCACGCGCTGCTTTATTACCATCTTTCTTAACTTTACTGCCATGACCGTATTTCATTCTACCGCCACTCATCATTTTCTTTTTATCACCATACATCATATTACTTCTCCTACTTATGATTTACAGGATTATTAGGATTCCTAAAAATTTTGTCGTAGTTAGCATCAGCCTTTTTTTTATCTTCGTTCCTATAATATTTAGAACGAATTTTTATTTTCTTATCGACATTAAATCTTAGTGGGTTTTGTTCGCTTCCAATTTGAGGCACTTATAATCTCCATAAATTAAAGGGGGCCATATTTCAGACCCCCGATAATATTAGTCGATACCGTAGAATGCGGATACCAGAGCTTCTGGACGCAGTACCTTGGCTCCATAAACATGGAGGCCACGCACGATGTCACCAAAGCTGCTTGGATCACGAATTACTTCAGTATTAACGATGGTTTGAGCAGTACATGTAGAAGACATGTGACCGGCAATACACTTACCTGCGGCATTAGTAGTCGAAGCAATGTTGTTGCTCTTGTACATATCAAATCCACGTAGCTTACCAGATGATACCAGACCGTTACGGATTGAGCCTTGACCTGCGTTAAAGTCAACGCTGATTAGCTTGGAAGAACTCTTCACTAGCTGCTCATAGAACTCTGGATTAGCAAGGAACCAACGACCTTCTTCAGGAACATTTTGCTCGTCAAGAAGACGGGCCATGTGTGAAAGAACGTCAATTGGATCATGCTCACTAGCAGCATAGCCAATATCAAGATTACCCGTACCATCAAAAGTACCTTCAGCAAGATCAGTTGCGTTGTCTGAACCTAAGATGTGGTTCGGACTAGCAGCAGAAGTTCCTGCGAACATAGCAGCAATAACGCCTTCGTCAAACGCATCGCGCAAAGAGTATGCTGCAGAAGAAGCAGCTACTTCACGGAAGTTTACGTGAGACATATTACTCTCAATATCATCTACGATGAACTTGAAAGCATTTGCTGTATCGACAACCAAGTTTACTTCTTGGTCAGTCAATTTAGTTGACGTTACATCTGCACCACGCTCATACTGATAAACAGTAATGGTTGGTTCTTTGATGATTTTTACAGAATCTCCGTAAGCAGCAATCTCTCCTGCGTAATCTGTATTAGTAATAGCTTCTGCTACAGATGACTTGCGAAAGAAATTCAGTACTGACTTGCTATAAATAGCAGGTAGAAAGTATGAATTGGTCTGACCTGATACAGAGTTTCCAAAGTTAGCATCAGTATCCGTACCCGGCTCGAAAAATTGATCGGATTGGTTATAAGCCATTTTTAATTACCTCAATAAAAGACAAATTATTTAGTCACTCGTCCTTCACTAATTGCTTGATTAATATCTTCTTCATATTTATCATAATCAGCTACGGACATACGAGCGATTTCCCGTTCAGTCCATATTCTAGGTTGTTTAGCATCCACAGATTTCGTTTTAGTTGAAACCATATCAGCAGCACTTCCTTGAGTTGTGGACTTCCTTTTGGTTGACTGAGTAGAATTAATTCCTTTTTCAAGCTTATACAAATCAATAGCTTTGACAGCTAATGAGGCATTATTAGGATTATTATAAATCCAATCTTGTATTTGATCAGGCTGCTCTTTAGCCCACTCATGAAATTGAGTATCACCACGTAAGTCTTCAAAGTCAGGATGTTTATTACGCATCTCGGCTTCGGCCTCTTTCCTAGCAATATCAGCTTCACGTTGCTTCAGTGAAACCAACTCTTGGCGTATATCTGCCAACTGCTGTTCATTCTGAAGATGTGCTACAGATTCAACTGTGTCATACAAGTCAGGATTCTTTTTCCTAAAAGTTTCTAACTCTTCGGCAGACTTTGGAGTTTGATATGGGGGAGCATTTATCTGTGCTTCAGCTACCAATTCATTCTCGCGCTGCTTAAATTCAGAAACTTTTGTATCGTAATGCTTCTTTAAATCATCATAGCGTTTCTTATAATTAACATCTTTAGCTTCTTTAGTAGGGGCTTCAGCTTCTTTGCTGGAGGTGGCCTTAGCTTTAGGTGGTTCAAAGAATAGTCCATCAGCACTTTTAGTTTGAGGAGCTTGCGCCCCCTCATGCCAATCTTTCTTTGCATTATAAGGATTTGCTTCTTCTTCAATTTTTTCTGCTACAGTCATGTTACTTCTCCAAACGGGGCTTGTTGTCTGCAAGGTAGCCTATCTTAAATGTTTCGTCAAACTGATAGGGGCTTGTTACTTCAAGGTAGCCGTATTAACGTACACTCGGCATCTTACTTGCAGCAGCCATCTGTTGTTGAATAATATCTTCATTACTCTTAGATGTTGTTTGCAAGCTGTCAGGCCGACTCATTAAGCCACCATCATAAGCACGTTCAGCCTCATCCATCATAACTTGGAGGTTGTCAGCACCTATTTGATCAGTGGCTTTTCTGGTCATCACAAACTCACCGTCAGATAATCTAGCGGGTATTGAATCTGATACACCAGTTCCGGGGCCTTCAACTTCTCCAGCCCCAGAAAACTCAGAAGCAGTCATCACAACTTTACTTATAATAGATACAAGCTGTGGATCTGCTTCTAAAGCATTCTTTAAATATTCTTGTTCAGTTGGATCAAGGGTTTCATTAATTACATATGAAAAATAGTCTTGCTCCATTTCCCCATCAGGGAGTTGAGAAGCTTGAGCTTCTGCCATTTCTTCAGGTGGTATATTAGGATAAGTGTCTACAGGCATTCCTTCTGTAGGAACCATCATAGATCCACCTTCATTCATTTTAATCATCTTACGCGCCGCTGCCATCAATCCACCTGCTGCTTTATTTTCTCTTTTTACTGGTAAATCAGCTAGATAAGTACGACCTTCAAATTCAAAAGTATCTGCTCTTGCTTCTCTTGCGTTTTTAAATGCTTCTCTAAATGCTGCTGCAGAATCAGTATTCTTAGCATAAGTAGGAAAATCTTTTGGATTAGTTCTTTGATCTATATTTTTTATTTCTATTTCTATTTCGCCAGCATTTGCAGCTTCAATTAGCCTTGACCCTTCTGGAGAATTAATATTGTAGCCAATACCCCCTGCTACCACTGCTGCCCCTGCTCCGATAGCAGTTTTATCTTTTATTACACTAGCTTGAGCCGCACTAGCTTTTCTGGTGGCTTGTTGCTCTTTTGTTAGAGGTCTTATTAGTTTTAATAATGTTTTTACTAACGCACCACCCGCATAAGCTTGACGCTCTACAGGAGCTAACATTGAAGATTGTCCATTCATAATTCCACCAGTGTTCCTAAATCTACGTGCTGTTTTAGCAGCTTTCTTGGGTTGTTTAGAGAATTGTTTACCTTTCTTTGTATCTTCTCTCTTTTTTCTAGAGCTTGCGGCATACTCAGAATCAGACATAGCAGCTATAGCTTTTTTCGGTAGATACCTTTCTCCCGTAGCCTTAGACCCTTGAGTAGAAGGTTTACCACTTTTGGTAGTCCACTCTTGGTCTGTCC